CTATCCACACCTCATGCCCATTGTCCTGTGCGGAATAACAGAACCAAGCGTCCTCACCAAGCGCCAAAGCACCCTGTGAATCTCTACCAAATGAGAACCACGGGGTTTTGTTACCTGTCTTAGGGTCTACCCACTCTTTATCAAAAATAGAAAGGTTTATAAGCATTACACCCGTGCCAACGTATTTAGCTTGGTATATCCCACCCTCTTTCTTCTCGGTTAGCGGTTCTGATGTCCCCTCTAGTGGAAACTTCCGACGATTGTATTCCACACCGATAATGTCTTTGTTGTGGGCTAACAATAGGGGGATGACCTCATAAGGGAACACCATGTCGCTATCAACAAATAACAAGTGTGTTGCCCCTGCTTTTAGAGCATTTTGAACCAACCAAGTGCGAGAACTAGCGATTTCGCATGATATGTGGAGAACAGCGTCTATAACCTGCCCTTTTGCCCCAATAACTGCACCAGCAATAGATTGGGCCGTTTGAGCACAAATACCGTCGGTACATGCCATGCCTATTACCACTTTTTCTTGTTTCTTTGTCATATCCCGCCCACTTCCTTAGAAATGGACAGAGATGACCTAGAAACTAATTTCCTACGAAGTAAAACAATGTAACTTCTACTACTCCTGCTGTCGCTGCTGCTGTTGCGATTGTAACTGTAATGTTACCTGCTGCTGACAGTTTCACAGGTACTGCAAATGTTGGCACAGCGTTTATAAGAGCGTTAAGTGAAAGCGTTGCTTTCGCTGTTGTTCCTAGAATTGCTGTTGTAGATGAACCTGCTGAAGTTCCTACTGACAATGTTGCTGAACCTGCTGAAAGAAAGGCTGTTGTAGAGTTTATTGTTCCACCTACGATAACGGCCTTAGCTGGTAGGCTAGTTGTTGAACGTGGTGTGATTGTAGAAACTGCACCTCCGTCTACTGCAAAGTCGTAACTAGCTTTAGCTACTTGCAACGAGCCGTAATTAGGAGATTGCTTTGCTATTTGATCTTCTAGATTAGATATTTTTTCTGATGATGCCATATGTTTTATAGATTAGTTAAAACTAAGCAACGTTAACGTCGAACAATACTGGCAATAGGTTTGTTGGAACCAAAAGGCCGTAATCGAATCGTGTATGAAGTTGTGTACCTGAAAGTGAACCAGCTGTTGAAGATGCTGGCATTTCATTAACGTAGACACGTCCGTATGTTGAGTTCAAGATTCCGAGCTTCTGTACACCTCTTACTCCTGCCATAAGATGATTCGCTGAGTGACCTGTTGAAACATAGTGATTGATACCGAGGTAATCAATTCCAATCATTCCACCATTTTTCAAAGCTGTATCAGATAGATTGAAACCGTTTGCCTGCATGAAAGCAGTCATGTAAGTCCAATCTGCTGGTCGCCATGTGATGAAACCTCCCTGTTCCTTGAAAATACTGAAACCGTTAGCAACGTTGATTTGTTCGATAACTCCTCGAACAATGTCATCTACGTTTGATGCACTAACAGTAATGTTTGTTGAACCAAGTCCAACGACACCACCTCCTACATCACCTAGATTTGTCCATGTTGCGTGAGCTGCAAGGACAACTGCTTCTGCACGTTCGCCAATTTTCTTTCCTAGCAATGTACCCATTTCAGCAATCTTTGCGTAGTTTGATTGTGCTTGGTCAGCGTAATCAAGATAAACAGAGTCGATTTCAGCGGTGACGATCGAGAGAGTCTGATTCGTCAGCGTTACATCGATGAAAGGAATAACGTTGGTAAGAGTTGAACGACCTGCTGCTGTGTTCGTAAGAGTCGCAACAGCTGGTTCGTTAGTTGATGAAACCAAAGGAAAGTTATATGTCTGTGTGTCTGTGTAGACAACATCACATGTTTCTTTCCAGTTCTGCGGTTTGTCTAATCGCTGTGCGAGCTTATTCTCCCACAGTGCTTGATATATAATTGTATTAGCCACTTAATTTATATTATTTAATAAATCAAGTGGATTAGCCTATCCTCTATGCCAAGAAGGTTTGCTGACACCACCTCTAGAAGCAATCGCATTAACTACGGCTGTACGAGCCTCAAAATCTGCCGGAAGTTCACCTGTTTGGTCGAACTTCGAGACTCCTAATGAGGTACTAGCCTGCTGATTGCCTCCGCGTTTAGTCGCACCCGGTGTAGCATTTTTTGTGGATTTCTCTGCTCTAACGGCCGTTAATTTAGTCTGAACGTAGTCATCTTTCAAGGCTTCTCGAACTGTTTGACCAGTCTTTGAAACAAAACTTGAAATAATGCTTACTTCGTCCTCATCACTAATGCCCTTTAAATCAAGATAATCCAACTGGGATTCTTCTAACCCACCTGTTTTAGGAATTTCTTTAGGAGTGTCAGACCGTAAGGCCTTGTTGTCCCTCTTGAGCGAGCCGAGTCTTTGCTGTGTCTTCTCCCATTCTGACTTAGAAATGGTGATAGTGTCAGCTTCATCGACAGGTTCTTCAATAGTTTCCTCTGCTATTTCTACTATTTCTTCGTTCTGATTGTTTTCTTCAGTATTCATAACTGTTTTTTGTGATTTGTTAACGAATAATCATAAACGCAATCAATTTTGTTTAAGAGATTTGAGAACTCAAAGACTATATTATTTATTTTTCTTAACTTCTTTCTTTTCTTTCTTTTCCTTCTTAACTTCTGGGACAGTCTCGATAATCTTGTCCTTTAAGCTCCTTATTTTGAATTCGTATACGGTCATTTTTTTATATTTACTTTCTAATTATAACATGTTTACCTCGCCTCATTCCGCTTTTCAAAACCAGAAGACGTTGATTTTAATTGTTCTATTTTTCTAAAAGCAATTTTTAATCTGCGTACTCCTTCTAACCTCGCTCTTGTGACTGCACCTAAATCTTCGTTGTTTTTATTCACATCGACACCCTCTATGTCGTTAAATTCAGCGAGAATAATAGTTTTCAATGCCTCTAATAAGATTGGATTGTCTGCTACTGATTTTAATATCTGGTCTGGCATATTAAGCGGTTAGAGCGTTAACGTCCATTATCGGATTCATTCCGACACCTTCTTCTTCAACCTGCTCTGGTTGTGGTTGAGTGTCGCTAATTTGTTCCTGTGTGATAGATGAGAAGTCAGCTGGGCTTAGGCCAGAAGACTCAAGGATTTCGTTAAAGATTTTACCGATTGCAGGAATTTTAAGAACTGCTGGGTTTGAAATAATCTGTCTAAAGATATTCACTAGCTTGTCAGTGTGCTGTGATAGATTCTTAGACTTTGATTTCACAGACACCTTTACTGCGAGCGGTGCGTCTTTAAACTCACCCTTTAGTATTTCTATAAACTGTTTGTTACCTCGCTTGTTAAACTTTTCCTTTTCAAATGCTGTCATAGCCTCTTGCTGTTCAGGTGTAACAGTCTCACCACTTAGGATAATCTCTTTGATTCTCTTGTTCACAGTGTTTGTGACAACTCGTTCAGACACATACTGCAACTCATCGAGTGATAGTTCTGATAGAAACTTCTTACCTTCAGTAATCTTCTTCGAGATATGAGGAATAATCCAATCTTTGTAGATTTCTTCGATATGCTTAGCATACTGTCCGCGACGATACTCATGTAGGCCGTGAGCTTCGTTTGTTACGAGTTCCTGTAGCTTAAATGGTGTTCCCGAAGCTGGTGAATTACCCATAATAGAGTCGTTAGCCGCACCCATCTGTTGTGCGTGGGCCTCCCATGCCGCTGTAGAGTTATCAAAAAGAGCCATGTTGCGAGGGAATGTATCAACCTGTCCAATGTCACTATTCTCTCCAACGTCTATGATTGAAAGGTTATCAAGGTCTCTTACGTTGGTTTTGGAAGCAATCGAACCGCTATTCTGACCTATAGCTTTTAGAATTGTCTTTGATGCGGCATCAAGCATGTCTTGAATTCGTATCATGTTGTAGTTGACCCAAACCTGCGGCTCAAATAGTTCTTCTGCACCACCAAAACCTAGTGAACGGCCATATACAGGATCACGTTTAATGAGTTTAAACGGACTTTTTGTCTCTAATGACGAGAACAATATAACTCCTTGTTTGCCAATTCTGTCCTTTTTGTTATAAAACGCACAAATAAACATACGGGTTTCGTACTTTCCTGATTGGTCACTTGGGTCTGCAAAGACTTTTGGTAGGTTTCCGTGGACTTCGTAGACTTCGATATATCTTCCCGGTGTTTTAGCAACCTGACTGGTCTGGCTAATCTCCTTCTTTTCCTCACGAGATAGGATAATCAAGTCCTCAAGGCTAATTGTTGCCCCGTTCTTCTCATCGCCCCACCCAACGTCTGCCATAGCGAGTAATTGGTCTGGTGAATAGTGGTGTTTTATACCAATAGGCGCTGAAATTAGGTTTGTTTGGTCTCCAAAGGCGATAGACTGTAGGGGTACAACCTCTGGCGCTGGTTTGTTTAACTGTTTTGATAGGCCACCTCCAAAATCAATGCGAGACACGTTTAATTCATCGAAAAAGGTGTCGAGGTCGTTCTCCTGAACAAATACGTCGTCGTGGTACTTCTTAACTAGAAAAGAGAGATGATACTTATCTGGGTTATCGACATAAATCTGTACGTCGGAGAGTTCTATATCCTCTGTGCGGTGTTGAAGATTCAATATCGGCCGGATGATGTTCTTTACGGGCTTAAAGTCTGACTTCCCCGTCAATAGCTGTGAATTGTTATATAAATCAGTAGTTTTGACATGGTCTACAAATGACCAATTCCAGACGTCGTTTATTGGGATAGGTTGCTTAAAATTAGCTTCTTGGGAAACAATGTAATCGAAGATGTTCTCGTAATTGTGCATGTTATTTATAACTTATTTTTGATGGGCCTGTTTTACGGTGCGTACTTATAACTAAAAGATTCTCAAATTTTTTACGGCCAAAAGCTCCGAGCGCCTTAAACGGAATACCTTTGAAATGAGCCTTGTCTGTATCAACGATAACAACCTTATGGTTTCCCCTGTCCCTTACTGTTTGAATTCCAAACTCTGTCTTCATTTCATTAGTAACATTAGCTGCTTCGCAATAACCCTTTGTGCTAATGGTTGAAAAAGTCTTCTCATCTTGAAAGGTAGCAATGTTTTGCTCAATGTTTTTGTCCCGTCTGTTACGTCTAAAGTACCCTTAACAAAGATATTTACCGGCGGTTCTACTTTTTGTAACGCCTCCAACAACGTCAACCCCTCACCCTTAAATATTTCATTTCCAAATGTAATTTTTACTACAAAATGCGGTTCTTTTGTTTTTTCAGCCTTACTCATAAACATAATTATACCACGTTACCGCGCTTGGTTGATTCTTTTTACAGGGCGAAATGGTACATGCTCGTATTTTCTTGCACTCAAAGCGTTGTCCATTGATAAGGCATACCGTAATGCGTCGCAGTTTGACACTACAACTCCTCCGGCTACAAAAAAACCACTAGTTGTCGTTGTTGCAAAGACTTCTTCTTTTCCTAAGTGCTTTAGCTCTGCAATTATTGTGGCAGAATTTTCCAAACTTTGTTTTTGCGACGTATTCTTTTTCACATTGATTGCAGTTCCTTGTGATCCTGTATCTTGGAAAGTATTTACTATTCTTTTTACCAAGTTCTGTACGGAATTTTTTTCCTTCTTTTGTTTTTGACCATTCACTAGCTTTCTTTTGTCCAATAGAAGCAAATTTTTTATACTGCTCTGTGCGTTGGTGATAGTGTCTTTTATTGTGTTCGGTAGATGATAAACATTCGAGATTATCCAAAGAATTATTAAGTGGATTGAAATCTTTATGGTGGATATGAAAGCCTTTAGGTATTTCACCATTGTGTTTTTCCCATATATACCTGTGGAGGCGTTTAGTTTTATAGCCGAAACGTTTATCTGAAGAAGATATAAAGTAGTTTCTAATGTCAGCCCTCTCGGATTCTGGGTATCGTCTAAAGGTAATTCCGTCAACAACATTTTGTTCCACTTGCATATATAGTCATTATATCGCAAAGAGTCTAGTTTCACGAGTCCTCTCTGTGTCAAATATGGGTGGTCTGCTGTTACCTTAGAACCCATAAATTCATATATATCCCTTACACCTGTAAAGGCTCGTATTATTTTATGTCCAACAGGAACTTCTATCTTGGTGTCTTTTGTAAAACAAGCATGATCGTTTTCTTTTATAGGGTTCTCGTCTTCGTTATGGTTTGGTCTACCTTTTGGGTATGAGTAGGTTTCAAGCTCCCATAAAAGGCTCTCACAAGACTTACTAATCTTTAGCCTGTTAGAAAGCAAAAGTTCTCTTACTGTATTGATTCCGTTTCGAATACTGTCTTTGTTTTTGATAACTTCTCTAACGTTTACACCACGGCGTTTTAATTCAAGTATACCGCTTGCACTTTCAGGGTCGGGGTAACACTCGTCCCAATGTAATGCGGCCACATAGTCAGCCTGCTGTGCGTCTGTAGAGCCTGTCCTATAGTGTTCGTCAGTTACCCAATACACAGCGTTTCTGTCTTTCTTGATTGTTATCGAAGCAGCAGGGTTAGTTGTTCCAAAGTCGTGTCCACCGAATGTCTTTACAAAGTCTTTAACAGGTAAATCTGTAAACGTGTGTCTGTCTCTACTAAACTCTTTGTATACTAATCCGTCACTCTTTCTAAAATCAGCTAAATACTCTTGTGCAAATGTGTCATCGGGCTTTCCTGATTTCTCTCGTTCCAATTCTTCTAGGGGTATGTGTGGGTTATCGTATGAGGTAAAATGAAATGACTTGTAGTTTTCGTCCTTACCCTCCATGTTAAACAGATCATAGAAATGATTAAAACCCTTAGGTGTAGAGATAAATAATGCGTGGCCTCTTAAGTCGATAAGTGTTGGTGATAACACCTCGTTCCAACCTATTAAAAAATTACGCATACTCGCCACCTCATCAAGTACCAAGAATTTAAAATGTTGTCCTCGAATAGTTTCTATAGATTCCCAACCACGAAGAATTATAAATACTCTTTCGCCGTTTTTGTTCATCACCTCTAATTCAAGACGTGATTCGTTTATCTTTAAAATAATAGGTCTGAATTCCCTTTTGATTGCTTCCCAGGCAATATCTCTAGCTTGTTGGTATGTCGGGGCTATATAACAAATCTTTTCTTCTTTCTTAGCCGACAATACAAAACCTTTCATCTCCTCTACGGCTAGAGTTGTTTTACCCCAACGTCGTCCACAGTTTAGAACTCTAAATCTGTTGAGTGATTTCGCTACTATCTTTTGTGTCTGGTGTAATAGCATGTTTATTGGCTACATCTTCTGATATCTGAAGAATGGGTTTACCGCCCGATGTTATATCAGTTTTAGTTTCTGGGTTACCTTCTGCCATTTTAAAAATATCTATCTTGTTCATTCCTTCAAAAAACTCCTCTTTCTCTTCATCCGTCATAGCTCTTATTTTTTTTGCTAAATAAGCCTTACCTGTATCAGTAGGTCTTCCAAGTATATTTCCACTCTGTCCTTTTTTCCATTGGTAAGGAGCTAGCTGTGCTAGTCTCATATCCCTGATGTTTTTACTGATAGCAGGTTCTTCCATTTGCATTATTATACCATATTTTATTTAGCGTCACTCTTTCTTCTCTTATAAAAACATGAATAACACTCACCTAATTTGGTTAAGTTGTATACCCTTTGTTTACACTCAACACATTGGATAGTTACTAAGTTGCGTTTAATGGTTTTAGCTTTCGGTAAATTGCCTTCTGCAAAATTGCAAAAAAAACAGCTCATGTCTCCTCTCCTAATCGGGACGAAGCGCCTTGAGCATTTACATATCGGGTATTCCTTATGCTCGAAAGCATTGTCCGGCAGTTTTAAAGTTATATCCATAATTTAATGAAAGCCTACTTCAGTACCGCACCTGCAAATGTAATACCTTGCGCATTTTGGGTTTGTACATAACCTATCTGGGACTTCCTTGTCGGGGTGACTAATCGTTTCAAAGCCGCATATGGGGCTATCGGGGGCATCTCTAACCAGTTTCTCGTTGCAATTCATCGTTTTGTATACCAAATTCTAGCGTAATCTTTTTTATTGTTGTCTTTACAGGGGAAACATGAGGCCGTCGGTTGTTTTCTCTCTCTTTCGACGATTTCGCCGCAATATTTACAAGGAATCTTGTATTTCTTCATTGACTTAATTATAACACCTGTTACTAAATAAGTTATCCACAGTTTGGGATATTGAATTTAGAAACAGTGTGATATTGTTGTGTTTATGGCGAGGATAAATTATAATAAAAACACGAAGATAGAAGTTAGTGTGCAAGTTTCTTGCGAATTATCTTCTGTCCTCGCCGATAGACAGATAACCACCTAGTAATGGGTGGTTTTTCTGTGTGCTAACCCTCGGAAAGTACCTCCGCCAACAGACAGGTAATTGCTCGTTGGATAAGGACTACCTCGACTGAATCGTACAGGGATATCTAACTACGATAACGGGCGATGTTAGGTCTCCATCTTCTGGGGACAGCGGTTACGGACAATACCAGACGTAGTTACGCAAATGAAGATATCCTTACTCCGAGATACAACGGATAAAAGTAAGTGAAACACAAAGGGATCATAACCCTTTATTTACCCCCCTACGAACAAACGAAATAATTAAAAAAAAATGAAATACTACACAGATGGTTGGATGATGGGTTCAAAGAATCCAAGTCGTTACGGTGGAGGATATACTATTACTGATGATAACGGGACTCTCATTAAAGAAAGAGAGATAAAGCAAAGTGGTTTTACAAACAACGAGGCGGAAATATTAGGAATCTTTGAAGTCCTAAAGTACGCAGTAACAGGCGATATCATCTCTACAGATTCAATGTGTTCTTTAAGTTGGGTTAATGCGGGAAAAAGTAAATCAAGACCGGACCTAAATCCAATGTTGTTTGAATGTAAGAGATTGAAATTTGAAAAGCGTATAAATCTTTTATGGGAAGCAAGAGAGTTTAATTTAGCTGGAATATATAACGAGCAAAATCGTGATTCAAAAACTGAAATCAGGATTGAGACGGACAGAATGAATAATCTTAGTTGGATAACTTAGTGGGCGGCATAAAATGGAACAATTAGGAACCAATTACAAACTCCCCGACTCAAAGATCACTAAGACTTCGGAAAGAGCCGAGCTTATTAGAGTATTCCTAGACAGATTGAGAAATAAAGAGGGTAAGCCTTACACCCCAGCGTTCTTAGGAATGAAGTTGTCCCCTATTAAAACAGCGGACTTATATTCCTTACAAAAGAAATGCGAGCAGGCTAGAAACTTCGGAGCTATGTTCTGGTACTTACTTAAATAATCGGGCTTAATTCTTATCCCCACCTGTTGCTAGACGTAACATACATAACATATATAATGTATATGTAGTAGATTATTAGATTAACAACAACATGAATACATTACAAAACGAATCTGTTTACGTCCCAATCACTAGAGGAGCGAGAATGAAGTTAAAAATCCTCTCCGCACTAGACGCAAAAACAATGGGTGAGTATTTAGAAATGATAATTGATAAAAAAGAAAATGAAAGACTCTTGGGAAAAAAGTAAAACAAAGTTTCGCCTAACCCGTGAGTTGGAAAAGCGAGAAAGACGAATGCGTGTTTATGCTTTAGTGTTTGTAGTCGCATTTGGTATCGCTGTATTAACTCATTACTATTTTGTCGGAAGATTTATATGACCGAAGAACTAGAAGACTTAATCGACGCAGAACAAATCGTTGAAGAAGACCCACGGATCACAGAGGAAGATAATCAATATAAAAACAATCTATGAAAAAACTATACGCACATGGAGATATAAATATCGAAGTTTACGAAGGGGAAGTTAAGGGGGAAAAGGTCAACCATGCGGGTAAATTTGTCCTAGCAGAAGGTGAAACATCGGGCCACAAGCA